CCATTATCCGTCGTATTTTCCCTGCGATTGCTGACATCGTTTGTTTTGGTGGAGAAGATGCATCACCACCTGAATACGGAAAGGTTAAAATCGTCGTAAAGCCTAGCTACGCTACTAAATTAAGTGCGTACACTAAGAATTTGATATCTACAGATCTTAAGAAGTATGCTGTAGTATCAGTTACCCCTGAAATCGTCGATCCTTCTATTACATACGTTGAATTAAACTCAAACATCTATTATAACAAGTCTAAAACGACTTTGAATGAGTCTGAGTTGAAAGCAGCAGTAATTAATTCGTTAACTACCTATAGAAGTACCTCAGATCTTGAGAAATTCAATGGTAGGTTTAAATATAGTCGTATCGTTGGTATTATTGATGCTACCGATGAATCGATTACATCTAATGAAACAGAAATCAAACTAAGGAAGGATTTCATTCCTGTATTGAACACTGTTACTCAATATGAGATTTGTTACCAGAACGTAGTTAAGAGTGGATGCTCAAATCCTTCTGTACAAAGCAGTGGCTTTGTAGTAGCTGGGTATCCAAGTGATATCGTTTACTTAGCAGACGATCAAAAAGGTAATGTTTACCTATACAAGATCGATCCTACAACACAAAATCGATTTGTCCTCAATGCACAGCAAGGAACCATTGATTATGGTAAAGGAGAGGTAATGTTGAATCGGTTAAATATAATCAAAGGAACTTATGATGATGAAAGGATTGAACTTCGTGTCAGTCCAACAAACAAAGATATATACGCATATCGGGAAGCATATCTAAGTCTTGATTTGCAATCTAGCGTATTCCTGATCACCCAAGAAGCACTTATCTGATAAATGGCAGGTCCAAGTCTAGCAGCACTGATTGAAAGTCAGTTACCTGATTTTGTTGTCGAGGATTATCCCCTCGTTACGAATTTCCTGTCCAAATATTATGAAGCACTTTCAATAAGTGAAGGTCCACAAGACATTCTTAATAACTTTGAGAGATATCTAGATGTAGATACATTCTCACCTGAGATTCTTGTTAAGACAGCAAGTTTAGATATAGAAATACCTCTAGGTACTGATAATATAAACATTACAGTCGATTCGACTGATGGATTCCCTGATAGTAATGGGATGATAATGATTGATCAGGAAATCTTCCTGTATGAATCTAAAACAGACACTATCTTCTGGAATTGTGTCCGTGGCTATAGTGCAAAAACCAGAGTTGGTGACTTATACGAACCAATCAACTTTGTAGAGTCAGTTGCTGCTGTTCATAAGCAGTTTGCAGTTGTTAACAACCTAAGCAACCTTTTACTAGCTGCTTTAATCAAGAATTACGAAGAACAATATACTAGCGGTTTCCCATATCCTTATCTTAGAGACCAAACGAACAAGAACCTCTTAGTTAAGAGGATAAAAGACTTTTATAACGTCAAAGGTACACCACAGTCACTGGAGTTCATCTTCCAGATGCTGTTTAGTGTCAAACCTGACATCATCTATCCAAAAGAGAACGTATATAAGAGTTCTGAGTCTGGATGGAACAGTAAAGAGCTATTAGTGTGTGAAGTTATATCTGGAGACATTAGAAAGATCGTTGGTAATGAGATTATCCAATCTCCTGATCCATATAACCCTGAATTGACTGCTGCTAGTGCAATTATCGACAATATAGTCGGTGAACCTTATCAGGGTAGTCTACAATACACTCTAACCATTTCACCTGGTTCTAAATCGGGTATTTTTGCCATTGCACGTCGTACATTCCTAATGAATGACGTTTCTACTAATGCAGGTCTTGGAGATCGCATCGATGTGTTCTCTACTATCGGATTTCCAGAGAAAGATGGTCGTGTAGTCATTGGTAATGAAGAAATTACCTATAGTAGTAAGACTGCGACTCAATTTATCATTAAAGAAAGGGATGCAGTCAATTCTGACAATAAACAACTCTATAGCCACGCTAAAGGTGTAAGAGCATTTACAAAAAACAACCTTTCAGGTTTTTATACTGAAAATGGAGTTCGTAATGAAATAGAACTTCGTATCTATGGTCTTGTATCAGGATTAACCTCTCAAGGTATCGAACCAGAAGCAAGTTCTGGTCTAGAGTATGATGAAACCGCAGACAACTACTTTGATGTAGCTAGTGGTGGTATTCCTTATGTCTCATTCAACAATATGGTTGAATTTAAGGCATCTGGATTCTCAGATGACCTTCCAATGTCAAATGAGTGGATTGTCAATCAAAACTTTAGTAAGTTATCAGGTTCTGATCCTAGTAACGTAGGAACTAACAATATTAAGGATAAAATTCTTTCAGATGTCACTGCAATCTATAGAGATGCAGATAATTACTATATTGCGTCTTCTGGATTCCCATCTTATGCTATAGGACCATTTGACAACATAAGTGTACCTGAAGATCAAGAGCATTTAAAGATTCTTCCTAGAGAACCAGTAAATGCAAGTACAAAGGAGTTAACAACCTCAACTGAAGTTGGTGTTATGGTTAATGGTGTTCCATTACTTAATCATAAGTCATCAAGAGGTCTAGATTTCGGTTTACTTGAAAGAATCGACGTTGTAGACAAAGGAAGGAACTATAGCCTACCTCCAAAGGTTATTATTAGTGGAAATGCCACAGCAGAAGCAGAGATCAACGGAATTGGAGAAATTACATCTGTAAACATCACAAATCAAGGTTCTGGCTACACAACTGCTCCTACAGTTGAATTTACCTCTGGATCTGGTGGACAATTTACTGTTTTGATTCAGCAAGGTGAAATTGCGAACATTTATCTCTCTGTAAACCAAAATGCTGAGATTATAGACGCTGGAAGCAATTATACGGAACCACCTGATGTTTTTATCTACGATGCGAGTGGAAAAGGTAAAGGTGCGTTCTATACTTGTCAAATAGACACTGCAACAGGTAAGATCACTGGATTCACTAAACAATCTGGTGGATTTGACTATGAGGACGGTTCTACAACTGTCACACTAGTACCTAAGTCTAGATCTGCTTCAGCAACTGCTGTTTTGACTAGATGGCAGTATAACAGATACTTAGAGATGTCTGTTGACAATGGAAACGCTGGTGGTATCGTAGAAGACGCAAATGATCCTAATTATGGATATTCTTATGGCCATATCATTGCTCCTACCTCTTTAAAGATTTTAAGACAGGATAATGTTGATGGTCAGGGTAACCCACTCTCTAATAACAGTCATTCTCCAATATTAGGTTGGGCGTATGATGGAAATCCGATATATGGTAGTTTTGCCTACGAAGATCCATATCAAGATGTTACTCTTCCAAATCCTACCATTAAAAGGATGGAATCTAGCTGGAGACTTAAAGCATCAAGAGGATCTAACGCTCCAGACACAAATACCTACTCATTAGGTCGTTTTACTAATGATTTCGAGTTTATTGAAAGATTAGGAACACTAGACGCTAATAATGGTCGTTTTTGTACTACACCTGAATTTCCAAACGGTGTATACGCTTATTTCTTAACTACAGACGATAATGAGTCTCCTACGTTCCCATATTCGATCGGAGAGGCATTTTACAATGTTCCTGTTGAAGAAAACTGGAAAACTAAGTCTAAACAGAAATATTTGCCAGATGGAGTCCGTAGAAGAACTGTAAACGCCACAGCAGACACTGGAGAGCTATTAACCTCTAGAGTTAGTGGAATTGAGTATGGACCGATCACAGATGTTGAAGTTCATCAATCTTCTTACAATTTTACGAATGAAGATGTTCTATATGTTGATAATTCCATTAATGACAATGGAGATGGATTATTTGCTGCTGTAGACCAAATTCAAGGTCAACAAGTTGCATCCTTGTCTTGTAACACTCCAAAGAACAATTATTTCACTTGTGACAGGAATGTCTACTTAAATCACAATTCTCAACTAACTCAGAACAATACTGGTGCTATAGCTACTGTAATTGGTCTAATAGAAGAGACATCACAGTTTGTTGTAAAAAATGTTACAGGTAACTTCAATCTCACTGATACAGTTGATTCTACAACTGAGATTTACAATATTACCTTTGATAACACTGTATTAGCAGCAGTTGGTGATGAAGTTGTATATACAGTCAATTCTGGTGGTGTAGCACACGAAGTAGCTATTGGTAAGGTTTTACGTAACGTTGTTGATAAGAATACTGTTATTGTTGAATTAAAACCTGCTAACCCCAATCAACTCACTACAGTAGACGGTGATGGTAATACAGTTACTATACCAAGCACATCATACACTGATTTGGGATTTTTTGCAGTTGGTAATGGTTGTCAAGTCAATGTTAGTGCTGCAACCATTGTTAATGTTAGATCTCTGTCTAAAGGATTTAAACTTCTTGAAGTTGAAGACAATATTGCAGTTTTAAGAACAGATAACGTCAGACACGGTTTAGCAGTTGGTGATGATGTCATTGTTACTGTTGAACCTGATTCTTCTATCTCTACTCAGAAGTATTATGTTGAGACTAAGAAGTATCATACTGTACAATTAAACGAACCTACAAAAGTCAGTCAGATCAATGGATCTGGGATAGCTAGAGTTAGTATTATTAATGCTGGTAGTGGATTTACTCCTAGCACAGTCTTCAGTGGACTTAATGTTACTAATTCATCAGGTACAGGATCTGCTGGAACCCTTACTGTTACTACTGATGCTGGTGGACACGTTGTTAATGCTCAAATCATTACTAAAGGAGATGGATATGAGTATGGTAATGTAGTAACTATACAATCTAGTCTTTTAGGTGGTAATGTCAATAGTCAAGAAGCTACATTCTTTATAGATGCTGCTGGTTGTGCAAAAACTGATACTGTCATAACAGTAACCAGTGGTTCTGGCTACTCTAGAGATGATATTATTAAAATCACTGATGAAGAGTGTCAGATCACTAATGTTACAGGTAATTTCCTAACTGTCATACGTGGTGTTAATGGAACTGAAGCAGAAGATCATATTGAAGGAGTAGATGTTACACTTATAACAAATTATTACAGATTCAATAAGGATTCCAATGTATCATTCAGTGGAAACAATGCTTGGATTGATTCATATGATCCTGAGACTCATAAGTTAATTGTTTATTACTTAAATGAAGGAGATACAATAATTGACACTACTTCTACCTTCTTAGATGGTAGTACACCTAATAAACAGGTTTCTATATCAAGTGTTGAACCTACTTCCTTGAGATTTAGGTTTAAGAAGGATGGAGAGACAGAATGGAACAGAAATATTAGTATTGAGTGTCAAAAGACTTATCGTTATCTTTTTGATACTTCTGATCCATCATTAGTCGATAGAAATCTTAAATTCTACGAAAACGTCTATAGAACTACTGAATTAGTACAAGCGTACCAGTCAACTGTCAAACCAGGTAATAGTGGATCATATAGTACGTTCCAACTTGGATATGGTATCCCAGTAGACGGTACTACTTGGACTAGTACACCTGTACTAGACATTCCTACCAAAATCTACTATGGAGAGGTATCTGGGAAGATCGATGCTGAAGAAAAGTTCTTTACTCTTGTAGAAGACCCATTTGCAGGTAAGCACGCTGTCTTCTATGGCTATGAGTACGAATTTGCTTATAGGTTATCACAAACACCTCAGAATGAAGGATTTACGAATGTTCAATATTATACCGACTCTCTATACGCTGTAGGAGCGATTAAGAGGGTTAAAGTCATTAGTGGTGGTAAAAACTATACGATGCCACCTCAAGTGCCTGGTGTCTTCTTAAACAAGCGTTTCAGAGGTGCATTTACTGTTAATCTAACTGAAGGACGTATTACATCAATTACAGTTACAGATACTGGATTAAATTATTCTAAACCCGTTGTATTGCTTGAAAATAAGGGTGATGGAGCAAATGCTAAGTTTACAATCGAACTAAGGGCAGATGGAAGCGTAAGTCGTATTATTCCTGTTCAGGAAGGTATCAATTATGCTGATACAACTACTTTACGACTTTATGAGTCAGATACTAAGTTATTTGCTCAAGGAACTGATATTGGTAAGTTGGCAACCCTAGAAATCATATCTTCGGGTAAAGACTTTAATAATGACCCAACTTTAGCACCTCAAGTCAATCCACCCATTGTTATGACTCTAAGAGATATGCCTGACAAGGCATTCTTGAATGGAGAGCTAATAACGCAAAGAAACTTAGCTGGAGATATGATTGCTTCAGGTAGAGTTGATTACTGGGTTGATGGAATGAATATTCTTCGTTTGAAGGGTATTTACGGAAAATTCGATTCTAGGTATCAAATCTACGGTGAGACACTTCGTGCTACCGCAAGTATTCAAGTTATCTACGTAGCTAACATAACTCCGCAAATTGGACCTACAAGTACTTCAGTTGGTTCATATTCGAGTGATAGAAGTAAATTAAGTGCAGTTTCTCAGAAAGTCCAAGATGGAGTCTATTATCAAGATTATTCTTACGTAGTTAAGTCTACAGTCTCTATTAACGACTGGAGAGACTTTGTTAAGCGTTTTACCCATCCTGCTGGATTTAACCTCTTTGGAGAAGTCTTAATTGAGTCTGAAGGTGATGGAACACAACCAGACACTATAGACACTCCTCAAAGTGGCACAAAGGACAATGGCTACGGTGCGGTGATGAGTATCATCGAACCTGGCGTTTTAGGTGTTACTTGTGCTCATAAGTCAAGAAGAATTACACAATCCCACGTTAGAGTCGATTCTATGTCGAAACAACGTGGTACGGGAACTATTAACTATAGTGAACAGAATAACGTTGAAATTGAAGTATTTGACCTAGCAATCTCACCAGCCTTCGATGGTGCTGTTCAAGCAGATGGTACAATAATTGGTACGACTCAATTTACATTATTCAAGAAAGATATTAATGAGGTGCTTGTTCCGTTCAGAGCAACTCAATTAGTCGTTACATTGGACGGTGTTCTTCAGGATCCCGATACTGCATATACAGTTGCTGGATCTACCATTACATTCGCTAGTGCACCATTAGGACCTTATACAGATCCTAGTACTGGTATATTTGTACCAGGCGTGACTTTCTATGGAAAGTCGATGAAATTCCAAGATGATGCGAATAATGCTGAATATATGCGAGAAGCGAATAATATCACTTCTCAATTTGATGGTACTACTGTAGAATTCGATTTAGGCATTCCTATTGTAGAAGGAGACCATTTATACGTTTCTTTAGATGGTGTTATTCAGGAACCCGATGTTGCCTTTACTTTAACAACTAATCCTGGAAATGGTAAAATAACCTTTACAGAAGCACCTAGACAGGTTGGTAAAGTTGTAGAACTCGAAATTGGTGATGCAACGAACTGGCTAGTAAATGACTATGTTGTTGGACAAACTTCTGGTGCTAGAGGTGAAATTGTAGCTAAGAGGTATTTCCAAGATAATAGATTCCTAGATGCTGCAAATATCATTGATAACAACGCTTCTGTACTAGCAGAGGAAGCAGTATTCATATTAGACAATACAAGTAAATTTGCACCTGAGTATTTCCAATATCCAGGTCTAGGTAGAAATCAGTGTATTGTTGACCTTAAGTCTGTCTTGAGAGCAATGGCAGATGACCTTATTCAAGGTGGTAACAGTAATACATTTGATGCTGCTAAAGAGTATCTTTTAGATCCTTCAGATCCTAATAGTGGTATTAAGCACATTGAGGGTGAAGTAGAGGCAACTCTATGGTCTATGAAGTATTTGAAGGATATGGTTATCCTTGCAGTACGTAATAAGTTTGGTATAGACAATCTATATGATTATCAGAGAGCAGCTGCATCTGACTTCAGATTAAAACCTACAGATGCTACTTACTCTGCTGCTAGTGGTACATTAGTACTAACCATACCAAATCACGAGCTTACTACAGCAGACTTCATAACGATTGCTGATAACTCGATGACTTGGACTTGTGATATGGATGGACAGACATCCGACAAGACATATCCAAGACAAGGAGATCCAGCATACAGATCAACTCTTGATATTACTCAAGTAACAGATGATACAGTCACTGTTAACGTAGGTACAACATCTAATATCACTCATACACCAACAGACGGTTCATATGATCCAGTAACGGGTCTTATGGAGTTGATTATTGGATCACATAACCTTAAACCAAATACTGCTGTTAAGATTGCTCCTAATTCCCTCTCATTTAAGTGTGAGATGGACTATAGAGACTCAGTTAAGACTTATCCAAGAACAACTGATCCTTTCTATGACAAAGCATTTAATATTGTAAGTACTGGATCCACATTCCATACAGCAGAGACTGCTAGCTATAATCCTACAACAGGTATTGTTACAATTCAGGTTACAGACCACGGATTTGAAGATGGTGACAATGTTAAACTTGCTGACGGTGCTTTAACCTTTAGTTGTACCTATGGTGGTGGAGTTCACAACTATGTTGGTGGTACTGCAACCAATGCGGTAACTGTCACAGGTGGTGCATCATTTAATGTTACTGATGCTTCTTATAATCCATCTAACGGTGACTTATCATTAACTATTGGTGCTGGTCACAATCTTACTATTGTAGACACAGTTACCATAGCTACTGGTTCATTAGTATTCAGATGTGACGAAGACAACTTTGCAACTGACCATTCTTATCCTAGAGCAACAGATCCAGTATACAATCTACCAATTGCTATTAAAGCAGTAGGTGGTACCACTATCACTGTTAATGTTGGCGTAAGTTCTCCTGGTTCTGCATATCCACGTTCTTCCGATCCTATCAGTGGTAAGTTTATTCCTATCTCTAATGTAACCTCAAATACATTTGATATACAATGCTTAGACACTCTTCCTTCTTCTAACCTTGATACTCATACATTTGTAAGTGCTCTTACTAATGGTATTGAACTTGAGAAAGGAAAGATTATATTACAGGTTGGTCAATCACCTCTAGTTAATCACGATGTGTCAGATGCTACCTATGATCCTGTTACAGGTGATATGGAGTTGACTATTGGTGCTCATACACTAGCAACAAATACAAGTATTAAGTTACGAGACAGCTCTTTAATCTTTAGTTGTACTCACGGTTCTGGTAATAAGTCATATCCTAGACCAGATACCTATAGTCATACTGCTACTACTGGAACTTCATATAATCCTGTAACTGGTGAGATGCTTGTTACAACAACAGCTGCACATAATATGGCAGATGGTGATTGGATTAAGTTTGAAGATAATTCACTTACATTAACTTGTACGTATGGTGCTGGTAATCATACCTATGTTGGTGGTACTGCTATCGATGCTGTTTCCTCTGGTGGAACCAACTTCAATGTTATTGGAGCAGACTATAACTTCGGTACAGGAGTGATGATTCTGACAATAGGAACTCATTCTTTAACAACTAGTGACACTATTACTATTGCTGCTAATTCACTTTCATTCACTTGCGATGCAGACAGTAACGCAACTGTCCACACATATCCACGTACAACAGACCCTGTATACAACACAGCGATAGCTATCGATTCTGTTGATGCTACAACAATTACAGTTAATGTTGGTATTGGAAGTAATGGTTCGGCAAAAACATATCCTAGAACAGGAGATTATCCTAACGATAGATGGTTAAAGGTATCAAATGTTACAACTGATACATTCATAGTAACTGTTCTTGATGCAATTCCTTCTACCAATACTGATACACACGTATTTGTTTCTGCTACAGCTGATGGTATCAAACAGAAGGTGGATCCATTCTATGATACAGCAATCAATATTAAGTCAGTAACTAGTACATCCATTACTATTAATATTCTTAATGTAGCACCTTCTACTAACGTCACACCTCATACATTTGTTGATGCACTTCCTGGTGCAGTTATTAGTGGTGGTGGATATTCTCATAAGTTTATTGGTGCAGCTGCTGATTGTATTATCTCTGGTGGTAACTATGCTCATACATTTAAGGAAGCAACATCTAATTCTATAGGTGTATATTCTGATCCTTACAATATTGACAACCCTGTAGCAAATACCTTTATTGATGCTGCAAAACTAATAAAAGATAATAAGACTTTCGTTGCTGAGGAGTCAGTAGCAAGAATGGCTACTGGTAACTTGCGTAGTGTAACTGATGCAACTTACACACCAGCTGACGGTCTATTAGAAATGAATATTGGACCTCATTCATTCACTACAGGTGAGTTAGTCCAGATCCCTGATGGGGCCTTGACTTTCAACTGTGTAATGGATGGTAATAGTTCACCTAAGACATATCCAAGATCAACTGACCCTGTTAGTGGTAAGAATCTTCCTATCACAGCAACTAGTTCCAATACTATCACTGTTAATGTTGGTACTACACCTCTAGTCAATCATAATGTATCAAATGCTACATATGACCCTACATCGGGTGATATGGTATTAACCATTGGTTCTCATAGTTTAACTACAGGTACAAGTGTTAAGATTGCTACTGATTCATTAACCTTTGAGTGTCCTGCTGCTGTTGGAACTCACATTTATAGCGGTGGTACAGTAGCAAATGCAGTTACAATTGCTGGTACTCAAGAAGATATAACTGACGCTGATTATGATCCAACAACAGGTGTATTAGAATTAACTATCGGTAGTCATAGCTACACAACTAGCGACACAATTACAATTGGTGCTGGTAAGGTAACCTTTACTTGTGATGCAGATAATCACGCTACTGATCATCCATATCCAAGAACGACTGACCCTGCATATAACCAAGCAATAGCAATTACTGCTGTAACAGGAACTACAGTTTCTTGTAACGTTGGTATAGCATCATCTAATAGTCAAAGCACATATCCAAGAGCAACTGGAGCAGCAACAGCTAGTGGTGCTGACTATGCCTACGACACTGCAATAGAAATTACAGGAACTACACCAACTACTATCACACTTAATGTTAACGGTGGACAAGGTGCTATTAGTGTTAATTCTACTCACACCTTCGTTAGTGGGATTGGTGGAGAAGTTATCAGTGGAGGTAATTATACTCATACATTCGTTAGTTCTGCTACACCAATCAAGGTTGGAGTAGGTATAATTGCTGATCCATATTATGATGATGCTGCTTATATCAAGTATGAAGGTACACCTCTTACTGCTACTA